AATACAAGTGGTGCTGATAACACTGCTGTTGGAAGATTTGCATTAAACGCAAATACAACTGGTAGTGACAATACTGCTGTAGGTAAAAACGCATTAGACTCTAATACTACAGCAAGCACCAACACTGCTATTGGTAATAGTGCTTTAACAGCAAACACAACTGGAGCCGAGAATGTAGCTGTTGGATCTGATGCTCTTGCTTTAAATACAACAGCATCTAATAATACTGCGGTGGGTAAATCAGCATTAGGAGCAAACACAACTGGAGTATCGAACGTAGCATGTGGAAGAAAAGCTTTAAATGCAAATACTACAGCAAATAATAATACTGCTGTAGGCATAAACTGTCTACTTTTAAACACAACTGGAGCGCAGAACACCGCAGTTGGTTCTTTATGCCTAGATGCTAATACTACTGGTAGTGATAATACAGCTATGGGAGTATCTGCTTTAGGGAAAAATACAACTGCTAGTAACAATGCAGCTTTTGGTCGTGCTGCTTTAGCAGAAAACACAACTGGAGCTAATAACACCTCGGTAGGTAGTTTAACCTTAGATGCTAATACAACAGGAAGTAAAAATACTGCTGTGGGTCAGGGTGCTTTAGGCGCAAATACTACGGCTGATAATTGTACCGCAGTTGGACAAGGAGCTTTACAATCAAACACAACGGCTTCTAACAACACAGCATTCGGCACAGATGCTCTGAGTAGCCATGAAACAGGTAATGATAATACTTCCATTGGTTACCGCTCGATGGAAAACAGTACAACATCTGCAAGAAATACAGCAGTTGGAGAAAATTCATTGCATGATATAACGACTTCTCTAAACAATGTAGGTGTTGGTGTTGATGCTGGTACAAATATTACTACAGGAAATGACAACGTATGTCTCGGTAAATCTGCTGGAGATAATATAACAACAGGTTCAAATAATATTGTTATTGGTAAAGATGCTCAAAATACAAGTGCCACGGCAAGTAATGATATTACACTTGGAAATTCAAATCATGATAATTTAAGGTGTAATGATACCTCTATCAGTTCATTATCTGATAGAAGAGATAAAACAGAAATTATTAATTTACCTGTTGGCTTAGATTTAATTAATAAACTGTTGCCAAGAAAATTTAAGTGGGAAACAAGAGATGGAAATATTAAAGACGGATTATATCGTGCTGGATTTATTGCACAAGAATTGCAAGAAGCACAAAAAGATTTTGATTATTTAGATTTAGTATTAGAGAAAAACCCAGAAAGACTTGAAGCAAAACAAGAACATTTGATTCCTGTATTAGTAAAAGCAATACAAGAGTTATCCGCAAAAGTCACAGCCCTCGAAGCAGGGTAAACTGTAAACAAATCTATTTTCAATTATGGAAGAAAGAACCGCAGATGAAATTGCAGCAATTTTCTCTGCTGCTGGTGATAGCGTAACTGTCATCAATACCACCAAGACATCAGATGAAACTGATGACGAATACAAGGATAAGATCAAGCGTAATGTAGAGCATCTTGAAATTATCAAGGGCTATAAAAAAGTTGATGGATCGACTTCTATTTGGACATCTGAATCATTTACAGATATAGATAAAGCGATCACTGATGGTAAAAAAGCTTACGAATAAATGAATTTACAGGAAAAACTAACACAATTAGCTGTTGAAAGAGAACAGTTAGTTGTTGCTTTGCATGAGACTACAGGTGCAATGAAGATACTTCAACAACAGATAGATGAAGAAAATAAACAGGACGAATCACAAACAGAAACACCCGAAAGTTGAATTTAATTTAAAAACGATTATTATTGAGCTTTATTCTTTTTAATAATGCTTAAAAAAGTACTAACAATAGCTGCTGCTTCAGCACTATCAACACCTGCATTTGCTGGTTTTTATGTGAACGTAGAAAACAATGGTTCTTATACAGGCAAAGACTACACTGGTTCTGGTACTGATTTGCATCTTGGTTATGAAAATGGTAATGCTTTTGGTAGCTACTACATTCAAGGTGGTGCGTATTTTAACAACCCAGATGGTGCAGATTCAGAGACAAACTTTTCTGGTAAAGTTGGTGGTAATGTAGTCGCATCAAAAAATATTGATGTTTACGGTGAGTTTTCTATAGTGACTGACGACACTAACAGCTATGGAACTAAGGTTGGTTTAAAGTATAAATTTTAATTAACTGGCTTTGAGTTTATTGTTTTAGTCATTATTGACAGAGAAACATAGAGTGGAGCTAATGCACATATAGAGCAGAAAGTTATAATGGTGACAGGTACTAATGCTTTAGCAAAGGCTTCTCTCATGGCTAAAATCTCCCAAATATTATCTATTTTAAGTTTTATTATTTCTACGTCAATGTTAGGCGGTGGTGTCTATGCTTACAAATATTTTTCGTCAGAGCAATTTAAGACAAGAGTAATGAATGAAGTTATGGAAAGAGTGACAGAAATTTTACCAACACAGATTGATAAAAAATTACCAACATCTACTGGTAAATCATTGCCACTTTGATGGAAATACCAGAAATTGTTATACCAGAAATAATAATTCCAGAAATACATTTACCCCAGACTTATATACCTAATTACGAACATTCAAATATTGATGTCATAGGCTGTAATTATTACCATAGAGACACAAGAAACACAGGCAACAGAAATCTTATATTAGATGATCCGAATGGTGTTATATCTGATTGCCCTTTTCCATCATTTACACCTTTAATATATGATGCACAAAATTTAATTATTACAGAACAGGCAGCACCAGTTACAAAACCAGAAAATTTACAAGAAGGAAAACCACCAAAGACAGAGATACCAAAAAAGAAAGATGAAGAACTTTTAATACCTGATTGCCCTGACAAAAATGATCGTAGAATTGGAGAATATACTTCAGAGGCTCGCACTGAAAGAATTAAATCTTATAGGAGAGGATCAGATGGCATTGAATGTATCGCGGAATACGAATCAGTTACATTTGTTGATTCCTTTCTTCCTTCTCCTAGTGCTGCTCTTAACGTGGCTACCATTAGTATTATCGCTGCGACATCTCCTCTTATTCTCAATGCTATAAAACCATTAGTTAAAAATGCTATAAAAAAACTGACAAAGAAAAAAGATAAGGTATAATAATATTTTAGTATTGGCAACTCTTAACCAAAGCCTAGCTCAATAGTTAAGGGCGAGCTAATACTTAACTCCAAAGATTGGTTTAGCATAGATAAGATTGTCGGATCTTATCTATTTTTTTGTCTTAATTTCATGTGTATGAGGTAAAACTTGATTTGGTGGTATTGCTACTTCTATCCCTTCACAAATACTTGCATACTTGCCCACGAAAGTTACACCTAGATTTGCTTGCTCACCGCAGAGCTTCAAACGAAACATGGCAGTCTCTAACAGGGTTTTCTGATATAACAATTCTTGATTTTTAATATTTACCTCTGTAGCTTTCAAACATAGTTCTGGTGCTTTTCCTAAAGGAACAGTTATTTGTGCAGATATTCCATAATTTAAATTAAAATTTTCTTTCTCGAATCTAGGTGTTTCTTGTACATATTTGATCTCGCCAGTATCTTCATCATAAATATTTTGTCTTGTGACTGTTTCTCTAGGAGTGTTAAAAGACCAAGCATCTGTAACGTAAGGAGTAATTGTAAGACTTGGAGAGCTACATATTATTCCCTGAGACATTCTAAAAACTGGTGTAGATTGTGGGGCTATCATGGTTGCATTATTGTTGACAGTCCCTTGTGCATTACTGCTTGGAGATGCCACTGTAGTGTTAGCCAAAACCTTTGTGGGACAAAGTATCAGAGCTATTGCCCAAAGGTAGTTTCGACAGTTGTTGTTGTTGTGGTGTTTATGGTGCGGTTTATTGTTGTTATTGTGTCGATTCCACTGCCAATCACTGTTTCTACTAAACTGAATGGCTGACCCTCGTTTACTATTTTCCATCTTGGGACACCTTCCAGATTAGGGCTTGTATATGAAAAGTTGATACCATTAACTGTCTGTGTAGATTCTGCTGTAGGAATTGAATTGATATATCCATTAATGTCATTACTTTCAATATTATGCCCAGAAACACTTACTGAATATCCTGTGCGGTATTGATAACTGGTAATATTTTCTGTTACTACACTCTGGGAAGTGGAATTTGTACTTGAACTCCCTGTACGAAAGGTTGGTATAACTGGGTTTGCAAGGATTCTGACAGGAAATAATATTATTAATAGCAGCCAAAATTTAGTCAATGGTAATCGTTACTGTTGTTTGTCCTATACAGCTTGAACCAGAGCCAAATGCACCACTACAAGTGTGGACACCTGATGAAAGACTTGTCATTGCTCCACTGCCAAGAGTTCCCCCAGACCCCACTGTTGTCAATCCACCTAAGTGGGGAAGATTTGCTATTCCACTTGAAGGAGTTATTGCTGAAGGAGTAGCATCACCGATTGTTACCGATTCCGTTTTTGAAAATGCTGAACCGCTAGTGGTGACACTTGTATCAGTTTGAATCATAGCTGGTACACCATCAGTCAAACTTCCAATATTTAATCCACCTATTTGGCCTGATGTTGTTGACCCACCTGAAGTAACTGAAGGGGTAATATTATTCCCACTTAGTGAATATGTTGTGCCAACTTTTTGTGTAGAACTATATGGAGCTTCTACTATGATTTGAGCAGACGTTTTAAAAGTCTGCGTAATGTCACCAAAAGCGGCTGAAGGGAGCATAAAACAGGCAATAAGTAGCAGTTTTTTCATTTAATACCCACATTATTGTTCTTATTATCCACTATAACGTCTTTTTGTTTGTTATTTCTATTACCTTTGATGGATAAACCGAGGCTCGCGGTCGATGCGCTGAAAATACTTGCAATAAATGTCGGATCAAAATCTACAATTTTTTTGCCGTCTGCTGGTTCATAGTATGAAAGGCTTAAGAGCGTGGCCGACCAAATCAGAATACAAATTTTAACAACAGTTTCAACTTTGCTTGGTTCTTGATCTTCCATGAAAAGTAACTACCTAAATGTGTGAGGAGATAGCGTTTTAAAGCTAATATAGGTAGTTAGCCAAAAATAGCAAATATTGGTATGTTTGGAAAGTAACACAAAAATTATGTCTAAGTTTTTAATTGGATTGTTTATCAAGTTTGGTAAATCTGAATCCTTACGCAAAGCTGCATTGTCGCTCTTACAAGACTTAGCAGCCAAATCAGATAATGATATAGACGATGCCATAGTCAAGATGATTGAAGAAAAATTATTTCCTGTCAAATGACACAAGAAAGCTTTTTCAACATAGAACTTGAAACTCCACCTCCAGAGCTAGAATTATCTGTTGAGATGAGATGTAGAGAAGTTATGAACAGTAAAAACTTTGATGAAGTAAAAAAATATTGCACTCATTTAATTAGATACCAAATGAAACAGGATGTATTTTTGGCTGGTATGTTAGGACGATTAGCAGAACTAGAAGCGTTACACGTTATAAAACAAACAAGAAAAAAAACTTTATGGAAAAGACTTAAGGCTGTGTTGAGCGTGTTCAGATAATCTTCCATCCTCCCAAAAAACTTTGTAATAATACTGAGCAACTCCTAATTTATTTTTTCTAGTCAAAGCTTCTTTGATCGTTCCAATATACTGCTTATATTTGCCAGCAGAATGTCCGATGGTATGATTTCTTTTAACAGATTGGTTGATTTTAAATTTTTGTCCTACTGGCATTTTGAATTTTCGTAAGCTTTAATTTCTTTGGCGGTAAAATCTTTTACCTGTAATTTTGGTATTTTATTAATTTCATAATTATGTTTCACAATGGCTGTTCTAATGTGATCATTAATCCAGTTTCCATCATGTATAGTCAAATCGGCTCTTGAATCTTTAGTGATATAAATTTTATGATCCACCCCACGAAGTTCAACATCAAGTAATAATTTTACTAAATTTTTCTTTCTGTTTTCTTGCAAAAACTTTAATTTTTTGCCAGATTGTGTTTCCTCTCGTTTCATTTTCTAACTCGTTGATTCGTTTGTTAATAGCATCATATCTGACACAATATTCTTTCATATCTAAATTATTAAACCAGAATTGATTTTGCAGTTCTGCAAGTTGGTGCTGGTAGTTTTCTATTAGCTTTGTTTTGTCCATAATTCAATAAGTCGTTTTAATTCAGCAATTCTTTTTCTTGCTGCGGCAATCTTTTCGGCTGTTGTCATAAAAAAAGGGGCATTATGCCCCTATAACTTAGGCAGGGATCGCTTCAAAGTCTCTACTTCTTACTGGTAATGTGAAATTATCAACGTTAATCTCAATCGCTGCTCCAGTGCTTCCATCCCTTCTTTCAAAGGTTTTTAACTTGCCACGACCAACAACAGTAATTTGATTGCCTTTCTTTACATAGTTTGCAATCACATCACCACGATTACCCCATACAGAGCAATCAAATTGTGTCGTAGTG